CGAATCCGATCGCAGAGGCAAAGCATAGGCAAGCCAACGAGCTGCGATTGCGTCTTCTCGAGAAAGGTGGCGCCCAAGGGTACTCAATCGATCACTGTCGTTTTGTCGTAGCGATGGAGTTGCGTCGTTTAGGGTTGGCCGAGTTTATCACACCGCAAGAGGCCGAAGCCGTCGAGCGGAAAACCAAAAAGGAAGTTTGCGTATGACCGCCGTTTCATTTCGTGGAAAGTTTAACATTGCTAACCCTAAAGCTGAAGACGTCGACTTTGCGGTTATTGCTCATGGGCTGTCGCAGATATGCCGGTTTGGTGGGCAGACTAAACCATTCTTCAGCGTGGCGGAGCATAGTTTGCGTTTATGGGAAGCAGTCGAACGCAGAGGAGGTGACGAGGTCGCGCAGTTACAGGCGTTATTGCACGATGCGCACGAAGCATTTACCGGCGATATGACTCGGCAATTACAAATCGAAATGGGGAAAATGGATGCGAATTCAATTGCAGTCGTAAACTCCGTCAAGAACCGAATCGATCGAGCGATTTTTGAAGCAGCGGAAGTTTCGCAAACACTTGACCCTCTTGTTTGTTTACTTGATGACCAGTGCGGCGATATGGAATATTGGCTGTATGTTTCCGATTGTTCAAAAGAGTTTCGAGCAGAAATTTGCAATGAGGTAGTTGAGACGTACATGCGGCGCGGAGGCGAAACGTTGACGAGTTCAGAGGCTGCACAAAGTTGGCTGGGAGCCCTTGTGGAGTTAATGACACCTCCATGCGGATGAACAAAGCTTTGCTAGTTGAAATGGTTTGTGCATTTGTGTTTGTCTCAATTATGTTGGCTGTGATGGCAGCACCTTTTTTGATTGCTTTGGCAATGGCGTGTGAGTTTGCTAAAGGCCCATACCGTTAGGCGGAGCCTAAATTGAATCAACTAGGTTTTCCAGATGAGTTTTTTGAAGATGATGAACGATCACGTTACGAACGCCACAAGGAACGAGCGGGAGAACGTGAACGTGATAAGTCCGCATCGTCGCGGGACATCGGCGACATTCCAGCGGTTGCCGATCCCGCACGCCGCGAACGTTGCAAACATTCGCTTCTTGCTCATTGCGAAACGTATCATCATGAGACGTTCAATCTTGAATGGTCGCCCGATCATATTCGAGCCATTGGAAAGCTAGAGGAAGTCATCAAGCATGGTGGCTTGTTTGCTTTGGCGATGGCTCGTGGTTCCGGCAAGACGGCTATAGAACTTGTCGCGGCAGAGTGGGCGATTCTTCACGGCTATCGGCGTTTCGTTGTTTTGATTGGAGCCACCAAAGCGGACAGCAAACGCAATTGTAACTCGATTAAAACTTCGATCGAAACTAATACGCTTTTGCAAGCCGACTTTCCCGAAGCGTGCTATCCGATTCAAAAGCTCGAAGGAATTGTCAATCGCACAGCGGGCCAAACCTACAAAAAGAAGCCCACGCGAATTAAGTGGAGCGCGGAGGAACTGGCGTTTCCTACGATACCGCTTTCGCCGAGTAGCGGCGCTCGCCTTTACACTCGCGGCATCACCGGAGCGATTCGCGGCTTGCAAGACAAGTTGCCAAGCGGGGAAACGATTCGACCCGATTTGGTTTTGATCGATGACCCGCAGACAGAAAAGAGCGCGAAGAGCGCACCCGGCAACGATTTTCGAGAAAGTGTTATCAAAGCTGCGATTCTCGGTTTGGCTGGACCTGGAAAGCAAATTGCAGGTTTTGCGGCGGTTACGGTCATCTATGAAAACGATACCGCGTCTCGGCTGTTGGATCGTGAACGTTCCCCAGAATGGATTGGCGATATTTGTTCGCTGGTTCCAAAGATGCCTAAGAATATGGAATGGTGGTACAAATATCGCGACAAGCGAGCGGAGTTGTCGCGCAACGAGCAACCGCTCGATGCACTCACGGCAATGTATGTCGAAGAGCGACACGTTGCCGATGAAGATTGCGTGATGAGTTGGCCGGCGCGGTTCGAGCCGTGGCAGGCAAGCGGCATTCAATACGCGATGGATTTGTGGGCGAAGAACGAAGCGGCGTTTCTTTCGGAATATCAGAACCGCCCTAAAAGCAAGGAAATCGAAGGAACGATTTCGCTCAATCCTATCAAGTTACGCGAGCAACTAACACACGTACCGCAATGGATCGTACCGGACTGGGCCGATTTTGTGGTGTCGTTTGTGGACGTACAAGCCACGATGCTTTTCTATATCGTCATGGCGTTTAATCGCCAGCTTCGCGGAGCCGTGCTTGGGTACGACGCGTGGCCGTCGCAGGGGCGAAAGTATTTCACCAAGTCCGATTCGCGCATTACGTTACAAGCGGCCTACAACGCGGCTACGGCGGAACATGCCATGCAAATAGGCTTGCAGGATCTCGCGGTGAAGCTCCTAGAGAAATCTTACGCGACTCAAACCAAAGGGGACGTCGGGCTCGATCTAATTATGATCGACGCAAACTACCACGTATCGACAGAAATCGTTTATCAATTGGCGCGAACCGTTGGGGGCGGGAAGGTGGTGCCGGCGCACGGAAAATACTTTGGGGCGACTACCGCACCGATTGACCAATGGAAACGAGAGCCAGGTGACAAGGCGGGGCCGGGGTGGCGACTGCAGCTCGGCAAAAAAAGGCAGCGGCATTTTATCAATGACGTAAACCACTGGAAAACGATTGCAGCTTCCAGACTTCAAACTGATCCAGACACGATGGGAATCGGCTTCTATGGATCGAACCATCAAGATCATGCGTTGATCATCGATCATTGCACGTCGGAATATGCTATCGACGTGGAATCACAGGGCAGGAAGTTTCGAGACTGGAAGGCGAAACCGGGCCGCGACAATGATATATGGGACGGCATTGTCGGTTGTTGCGTGGGGGCGAGCTTTCTAGGAGCCGAGGTGCCGGGGCACGCAGCTAAGCCAAAAGCAAGGCGGGTATCGTTTGCAGAAATGCAATCCAAGCGGAGATCGGGCCAATGACCGAAGATCCCTACGCAGCGGACGACGGAATGCACTGCCCGCAATGCAATTGTGCAGACCTCAGAGCGTATTACACTCGGCGCGAGGAAAAGCGAGTCCGCCGCGTTCGCATCTGTCGCCATTGCGGAACTCGTGTCCAAACCTTTGAAACCATCGACCGCGAGTTACCTCGACCACCTCCTAGAGATGATCGTTCCAATACTGGAACCAATCAACAGCAATTGCCGTTTGAATAGTTGAAACTTGTCGCGTGTCTGCGATCATTGCGTGTGGAAAGCCCTAGGACATCTAACGACACGCAAGAGGATCGCCCATCATGGCCGAAAGCGAATTGGAATCGACTATCGAAACCGCCGCTGAAAAGCCAGTGTCCGCGAGCGTGGACGGTGTCACTGTCACACAGCGACCGATTGCAGACCTGATAGCCGCTGACCGCTACCTATCAGCAAAGCGGGCCGCACGCACGCGATCGCGAGGAATTCGCTTTTCGCAAATCGTACCACCGGGAGCAGATGGATAATGGGAATCCTCTCTCGGTTCTTTCCAACTAAAGCCAAAGCCCCTCGACATACTGTTCGCGGAACGGTTCGGGCTCGATATGACTCGGCCCAAACTACGCCCACGAATAAGCAACACTGGGCGGCGGCAGACAGTCTAAGCCCTCGAGCCGCGATCACAAGCCAAGTTCGATTAACGCTTCGCAACCGAAGCCGCTACGAGATCGCCAACAATTGCTACGCAAAGGGCATTGTCTCAACCCTGGTGGGTTACACCATTGGAAGCGGCCCAGAGTTTGGCCTCGACTATGTCGGCGAAGATATGGACCGTAGCGAAGCAAGCCGCGTTGCTCGTTTAGTATCCCGGTTGTTTTGGGATTGGTGGGACGAAGCCGGGATGCCAACCAAGTTGCATACGTGCTTTCATGCCGTGGCCGGTGATGGCGAAGGCTTTTTACGTCGATACTCGGTTGACACCGATCGCAACGCATTATGGGAATCTCCGGTCACGCTTAACTTTCAGCCGATCGAGGCCGATTATTGCGAATCGCAGGCGCTCACGCTCAATAGCGATGACTCCGGCGTCATTGTGGACGAAAACGGGGACGTGAAGGGTTACTACCTTTACGAGCAGCACCCCGGCGATTACTTCACACCTATCTCGATGCCCAAGCCCGTACGCCGCAGCGACATTTACCACGTTTATAAATCAGAGCGGCCAGGTCAATTGCGTGGCGTTCCGTGGCTAACGCCGGCGCTTCCAATCTTTGCCAATATGCGTCGATTTGTTTTGGCAACGTTGGGAGCCGCGGAAGCCGCCGCAAATCCTGCCGGTATCCTTTACACCGACGCGCCACCTGATAGTGACGAGGACGTGTACGCTACGCCATTTGAGGAAATTCAGATTGCCCGTTCGGCTTTAATGACGTTGCCGAACACGTACAAGATGACGCAATTTCAAGCCGAGCACCCGAACGCACAATACGAGGCGTTCATTACTGCTTGCGTACGTGAGGCCGCACGTTGCGTCGATATGCCGGTAGTGCTCGCGCTGGATGCTTCCAAGTACAACTACGCATCGGGACGATTGGACCTTCAAGGGTTTTGGCAAGCTCGCTCGAGCGAACGCTACCACCTTGGAGAACGTCAGCTTTGCAATCGAGCCTACCGCGATTGGCTCGACGAGGCATGGCTTATTCCTGGTTATCTTCCAGCCGCATTTCGTCGCACCGTCAAAGATTGGGTTCCTAATTGGCGATGGCGTGAACCGGAGCATGTTGACCGCAGCAAAGAGGCTACGGGGCAACAAACGGAACTTGCGAACCATACCACTACATTGCAACGCGAATACGCTCGACGTGGTTTGGACTGGGAAACGGAACTTCGCCAACGCGCCCGGGAAATCGAATTGATGAAAGAGCTTGGTATCAATATGGCTCAGGCAATGCCACAGGGCCAAGCCCAAAATCAAAACGCCGATCCATCCAACGATCCCGCGTACCAGGAAGGACAAACCGATCCGATGGAGAACGCCGAAGTATGAACCGCATGTATTTTGATAATTCGGGGTCAGTTACCATCGAGGCCGAAAAGCCGGTGGAAGGCGAAGCGCCAGCACTTCCTAAGCTCAAAATTCGAGCGTACAACGGCGGAGCCATGCGGGTAAGCGGATACCGTTATCCCGTTGTCATCGATCTCGCGACGCTTAAGGCTAACGCAACGATCCCCATTTTGCGATCGCATTCGACGGATCGAATTGTCGGCCACGGCACGCCAACCATTTCGTCAAGCGCTATTGATATTGAAGCTGTTGTGTCTAGTGATGCACCGGACGCAAGCGAAGTAGTTCGTCTGGGAAAAAACGGATTTCCTTGGCAAGCAAGCGTTGGAGTAAATCCTATCTCAGCTCCTACCTTCATAAGCGAAAAAGACAGCGTCAACGTAAACGGCCAAACCTTCGCCGGGCCTATCAACGTCGTTCGAGGCGGGGAATTATTTGAAACTTCGGTTTTGCCCTTGGGGGCAGACAACACAACAACGGCGGCAGTAGCCGCATCATCGGAGAGAGTCATGACGGCTACAAACGAACAAAACACCGAAACCCAAACCTCGACCGTTAAGGCTAGCGTCGATCCGCTCGAAGCCGTCTTCGCAGCGG